ACGAGTCACCCACGGCCACGCTGGCGCTGGACGACACCGTGATCGTCTGGAAGCGGTTGTCCACGTTGCTGGTTTCGCCCGTGGTCGCCGTGGTGGTGGACTTGGGAACCCAGTAGTTGCCGGCAGCGGCCAGCGTGGACACCTGAATGCCAGCACCGCCAGCGGCAGCAGCCTTGCGCACCGCGTAGTCCAGCTTGTACGTCTCGAACGACGCCACGCGGCCCACATAGGCGCGGCGCAGGGCGCTGTCGGAGATGTCGTTGCCGAACGAACGGGTGTTCTTGGCCAGGTCAGAGGCCATCCCGTTGTAATCGCGGGTGCTCAGGGCCAGGTAACGGTCCGTGTCCATCACGCCCTGCTCGTTCATCACGGCCTCAATTTCGGCCACATCGTCGAAGCCAGAGGCTGCGGCGGTGCGCTTGACGACCAGAGAGCCCTGTTGCGCGGCCACGTTCATGATGGCCACGTTGATGTCCGATGCCAGCTTCTGCTTGGCCGCATCGCCCAGGCGCTGCTCTTGCAGAGCATCGCGCAGTTCGGTGGCGGTCATGATCCAAGGCACGGCACGGCTGAAGCCGATGGTGGCCGGGACGGTCAACTGGGTGTAGTCGTCGAAGTTGTTTGTCATGTCGGTGCCGCTGTAGCTCACCGAGATGTACGGCTGCGGGCGCCAGATGACGTTGTTGGTGCGCTCCATCATCGTCTGATCCGTGTTGTAGATCGCGACGTTGCGAGACAGAACGAGGGCGTCCTGGAAGCCTTCCAGGATGTTTTCGAACGCGATGCGCTCTTCTTTCGAGAATGAGTTGGCCATTGTGGGCTCCGTGATGAGTGAGATATTGCGGACTGCTCCGCGCCTGCTTACTCACCCCGTTGGAGTCGGGCGGCCACTCTGTGTCTTGTCACTGCCGACTTTGGGCTGGCGAAACCCGAATGGCGCCGAATGTACCACATCCGGCGCGGGGTGCAAGAGCCTAGCGGGCCTTGGCTTTCAGTTGCTGCTTGTACCGAATGACCTTCGTCATGTCACCCGTTCGGGCAGCATCCTCTCGCAGACGGTCCAGTGTCGAATCAGCCGTGCCGCTCACAGGCGCAGTGCCTGCCGGCAAACTGCGCTCGGGCGCGGGGGGCTTGGTGCGTGGGGTAACTTTCAACTGTGCCTCCAGTTTCGCAACGGCGAAGGTGAACTTCACCGGGTCAGTGATCGCGGCCAGTTCCTTGGCCTTCTTCGGGTTCTTGCCCAGCGCGTACACCACTAGCGCGGGATTCTCCGCTCCTTGCAGCACCACGCCTTGCTGGGTGACGTTCAGGGCCTGCTGCACCGTGTGCTCAGCGTCGTCGAAGTCCCGCACCTTCAGATCGGCCTTGGCCTTGCCGTAGCCGTCCAGCTTCGCCTGCCAGGCTTTGGTCTGTTCCTCGACCTGGCGCTGGGACTCGCGCTCGGCTTTGTCGGCCTGCTCCTTGCTGCGATACCAGGATTCCAGCGCGGTTTCGTACTTGTCCGTGTCGTAGTCGTGGTCTTCGAGTTTCGGCTTCGGGCCGACGACGGGCTTCGGCGTGGCCGGTGCGGCTTGCTCGCGGGCTTCGTACTCGCGGATTTTCTTCCGAAGTTCTCTGGTTTCAATGCGCATCCGCGCAAACGCTGCGGTTGACGGGTTTTCCTCTTCTAGCGGTGCCTCGTCGCCGATGCTGACCGTTACCTCGTCGGCCGGCTCCTCGTCTGGTGCGGCCTCGGTCTCAGGCGCGGGGTCGGCGTCGGCCTGGGGTTTCGCTGGTTCTGCTGCGTCTGGCGTGTCGCGCTCGTCATCGCCATCGTGGACTTCGGTGCCTCCATCGGGCTGCGTTACTTCGATCTTGATTCCCATTGCTTACCTTCTCTCGCGCATTACCGGCTGCGCGGTTGCCGTTCGGCAGGGGCCGTCAATCATCCAGCATGGCGATGGCCAGAATCATGGCCACCTGAGCGTCCCGCTCCTCGACAATGACGCGGGCCAGTTGCATGTGCGCCTCAATCGAATCCCGCGCCATGTCGTCAGCGTAGGAGAACCGAGACAGGTCAATCTCGATGCGCTCTTGCTGGAGCACGAGGAACTGACGCTGCGGTTCGGCTTGCGGTTCGGCTTGCGGCTTCGTCTTCGGCGCAGGCTTGCGAGCTTCTGCCCTTGCCCGAGCGTCTGCCGCAGCCTTCTCGGCCTGCAGCGTGGCCAGATACTCCTGAGCCACCCACGGGCTGTCGAATATCTTGCCGCCCACCACCCACATCGGGCGCGACTGCTTGGACTTGCCAGACTGGCCACCACCGCCCTGCGCATCGGCAGGCGGGATCGGCTGGCCGCCGAATAGCAGGCCAGCGAATAGCGCGCCGCCGAGGAGTCGGTTTCTAAGTAGCATCAATGATCGGCGTGCCGTTGCCCTGCGCATCGGGGCTGAACGTGATGCGCGGCGTGGTGCCGTCCTGCGCCAGGTATTCCTCGGTCCCCGAGCCGAGCCCAGATCGAGCGCCGGCCAGCGCCGCCAGAAGCACGCGCATGATCTCCTCGGCCGTCAGCGTCTCAAGCGGTGTAGACCACACCTCAGCGGCAATCGTGGCCGGACTGGCACCGCCGCCAGCGCTGTTGAGCAGCTCACCCATCGTGCCGGGCGCGTTGTAGGCGCTGGCTAAAGCGCTCCAGACCGCGGCAGCTAGGCTCTGCGGGCTCAGCTCAGTAAACGGTGTGATGTCGCCCGACAGATTGCCCGTGGCCCTGACCGTGGCGCTGTTTGAGAACTGGACCAGCGCAGCGCCGATGGCATCAACGATGGCACCCAGCGTGGCGTTGTCAACCGTAAACGAGAAGGACGTACTGCCAGATGCGGACAAGGCACCAGCCAAGTTGCCTGCAAGGTTGAACGTGATGGACGTCGAACCTGACGCCGAGACAATGAGTTGCCCGTCTGCCGGGTTGACAGTAATCGTGACCGTCGAGTCGCCGCTGATGTTGACGCCCGCCGCGAGGTTCAGCGTACCGGGCGTGACCGTCACCACCAGATTGGTGAACGACGACATCGCCCCCGGCTTGTACGGTAGCACCCACGACGATGGCGCGAGGTGCCCGCTGGGGATGCCCGCCAGCTTGGACGGGATGCCCTCGCCCACGGACTGGTTCATCCGGTCGCCACGCCCCCACATGGAACGGAAAGTTCCCGGCGAGCCGCCGATCTGGCGCAACGGAAGCTGCGCCAGGAGCGTGGTGTTTGTCTTGAGAGCCATGAGCCCGATCAACCCCAGCCGACCTCGACCGCGCCGTAGAAGTTGGTGGCCGCCGCCGTGGCCGCGCCCGCGAAGTAGAGCCACGTGAGGCAGGCACCGTCCATGACGCGAGGAAGGCTCGGCAATTGGTTCAGCAGATCCCGCTCAGCAGCGACGGACACGGTGGTCAGCGGCAGCGTGAGCAGCGGGCGGGCAAGGCACAGCGCCCCGGTGCCGGTGTTGGCGGCGCTGAAAGTGACCGTCGCCACGGTAGACACGCCCGTGTCACCCGATGCCAGGGGCAGGAATGGGCCGTAGTTGTTCGCTGCGGTGCCTGAGTGAGAGATGTGCGGCACGATGGCCGAGGCCGTCATGGAAACCGTCACCGGCAGGCTGCGGCCCGAGGTGGGCACCGTGTTGCTGTAGCTCAGCGCGATGTTCTGCGCCGTGGCGCCCGCTGCAGCCGTCTGCACCCAGAACAACCTGCACCCGGCCCCGTTGGTGTAGCGCAGGCTGGGCGTGCCGGTGAGGGTCTGAGCCACCGCGCTGTTGTTGCTGATGCCGGGCCAGTAGCCCTGCAAGTCCACCAGCATCAGTTGCGCCGGGACGCCCGTGGCAACGGAGGTGATGGCGCTGACGTTCAGAACGTGCTTGGTGTCTGGGCTGACGTTGCCGCCGTGCCGCAGGCCGAAGATCTGCGTGCCGTTGCCGGTGGTTTCGTCGCAGGTTCTCCACGCCAGCGCAGTGCCCGCAAAGGCGTTGGCCACAGGCGTGCCGGCCAAACCGCTGAAGTCATACCATCGTCCCGCCGTGTAGGCTGCAGCGCCCGTGAGTTTGTTCCAGTCGGTGCGGTTGAACTTGCCGCTTGTGATCTCGTTGACGAGATCGTCCATTGAACTGAATGGCATGGTGATTCCTTACGGTGTCCAGATGAATTGCGCCTGACCCACCATCGGCAACAAGGCGCTTGTCTGGGTGGACAGGTTGTAGATGTAGTTGAGGAACGCGCCGTCCAAAATGCGCGGCAACGCCGCCTGTTCGCGGAGAAAGTTTTTCTCGACCGTTGACGACAGTTCTGCTGCCGACATCGTGAACAGCGGCTTGGCCAACAGCATCACGCCGAACCCGCCCACGCCTGCCGCAAGCTGCACAGACTGCACAGACCGCACGCCCCTGTCACCATCGGCCAGCGGGAAGAACGGCCCTGCAGAGCCCCCGGAGGTGCTGATCATGTTGGGTCCAATGACACCAATGCCGCCCGAGGCTCTGTACGCTGTCGTAATGGTCTTGGCAACGCCGTCTTGGTTGGTGTAGTTGATGGTGATGTTCGTGGCAGTGCTTGTTCCAGGCGTTTGCATCATCATCAGCATCCGCACACCCTCGCCGTCTGTGTATCGCGGCAAGGTCACATCGTTGGTCAAGTCTTGCTGGTCGGTGTTGTCCAGGTCG